GAAATTAGGTGGGGGAGTGGGTTAGATAAATAGTGTGTATAAACAAGATAATACAATAGCTATTATATGTAACCATATCCATATAATGGTCCTTTTATCATATTTTAAATATGGTTCGCCAAATGTTAACTTTATGTCAATAGCAACCCATAACCAAATAGCAACGTAAATAATAAGTAAATAAAAAGTAATATAGTTAAAACAATTATCTTAAACATTTTTCATAGCCTCCTTTAATAATTTTCATTTCTTCAAATAAAAGGGCGGTTCATATTTTAAGAGTTGTAACTCATCATGACCGCCCAAAGTTTCTGTAGAATGATTATATATTAATATGCTAGGTTGCAAACCCCAAAATCTCATACGCACTTTTTACAGTGTGCGACCGTATGACAGATAACATATAATAATATAATTTCTACGATATTATAATAGCATGATGAGTTATGGTTGTAAAGCTATTTTAGAAATTTTTTCATTTTCATGCATTCTTCATAATAATTACTTGAAAAGTCATCATTTAATAAAGCAGTATCAATGCATAACATTAGAAAACGTTTTTGATTTCTATTTAGCTTTTTAGTGTTGATGAGCGTTTTCTTCCATTTTTGATTTTCTTCCAATAGTTCTCTGTTTCTTTTACGCAATACATTTGTAGTTTTTATTAAATGATTGTAAGTAACCGTTCTTATTGTAACATCATTATTAACATACTCTTTTTCTTTATTCATAAATTCCTCCTATTTTAAAGTAAATTCCGTGTCCTTTAATATGATACCACCTTTTACATGTTTTGGTAATAGCTTTCCATATGAATGGAAACCTTTTTCAAAATTATCCCAGTTTACTTTTTCTTTTATACTATCTGGCATGCCCGCACATTTCACATTAAATTTTCCGTCTATTTCTTCTATATAGGTTTTCTGTCTTATAAATCTAGCACGTGTAAATGTGCTTTCATGTGCCCAATATCCCAATTCTTTATCATCAATAATATGAGCTATCGCTTTAGGAATTTCTGTGCCCACCAAATGCAAACTGTCTGTATCCGCATAAATAAATCTATCATAGCATAGTTGAGCGGTTGTTATTGTTTTATGTCTTGCCCATGCGGTAATAAATACACCCATAGGAATATAGATTGGGTCACGATATGTCTTTTCATCAAGTTTCCATTTCACTATATCATCATTATCGAGAAAAGGTATCTTTCCTGTAACGTCTGTGTTAGTACCAAACTTTCCATATAACGAATTTAGCATGAGTTTTGCAAGTTGTCGAACCGCTCCCTCATTTTCTTTCTTGATTTTACCCCACTTATCTATATATGGTTTAAATATACCTGTACATTGTTTAAACTTCCACCCGTTTACATATTCGATGTTATAAACATCATATTGCTCTAGGAATAATTCTAAATCAACAGAAGTCAGTATCATATTAACTGGTTCTTTTGTTTCGGTTATGTATTCATTCGGCATGAATGATAGATTGTTTTTTAATTGTATCGTTGGAATATGGTTCTTTTTTACTTTAAATTCGCAAATGATATTTTGAACATACAAGGGGTAAATATCATCATATACATATTTTCCTGTAAAAAATAATGGTCTGCCGTATGGTAACGGTTTATCATACATAACACTTGGGTATAAACTATTTACATCAAACACAATACCGTCTTTTATATCTTTGTTTTGATACCTAGGATTTACATAGGTAAAACCGCCTCTATATGCTTGTCTTATGTCTTTGTCTGTTTCTAGATCAAGAATAGGGAAATTGATTTCAAACTGTTTTTTGCTTATGGTATTTTTGAAATCGTTAAGAGCGTCACTTCCATTTGTTATCTTTATAAGATTTTGTTCAAATTGTATTTTTAAAGCCATAGCAATAATTTTCACATCATGAAGAATATATTCTTTTTCTTCCTCTGTCAATATATGTCCTTTTGGTCTGTCTGCCTCATAATCAATCTTTAATTTATTGATAGGTAAATGGAAATCTTTCGCTATTTTATCAACAGAAAAAGGTAATTTTTTAAGACTATCATAAAAAGTTACTTTATTAAGTTTTTTATTTCCTTTTCTGAATACTACCTCAATGATATAGAATTGACCCATAGCAGAAACAACACACGAAAATGTTTTCTCTTTTGGTTCTTTCGAATAAGTAAAACCATGTTTAAATAACCAATATATTATAAATTCGCCGTCAAATTTTAAGTTATGGAAATATACGATTTTATTTTCTTTTTTGCACCACTCCATGAAATCATCAATATTGTTTCCAATTGAAACATTATCAATGTTATCTACTTCACAAGTACCATATGCCCATACCCTACAATCTTCTTTTTTCGTTGTTGTTTCAAAATCAGCAACGTATTTTTTCATCCATTAAAAATCGTTTCAAGTTCATGAAGTTTTGCTATAACGTCCATAAATTCATACATGAAGTCTATATTCGCTATATCTTCTGTATAGTACATTTCCAAAAAGTCCTCTGTTTTCATTTTCTTGACTCTGCTTATTAGTTTCTTTCCCATTTTACCAAAAACATTCTCTAAACCTTTGATATAATTTTCTTTGTATTGCTTTGCTTTTTTATTCCAATAATTTTTATTTGTTCGTTTCTTCAAACTTTCCTCATAGTCTTCTAATTCCTGTTTATTTCTGAAACGATTAAAATTGAATTTTTTTGGTTTAAATTCATTATAACGAGTATCGCCCATTAGTTTTCTATCTTTTACTTTTTCTTCTGTATCTTTACCTCGTGATTTGAAATTTTTATTTTCGTAACGTTTCAATCTTTTCTTATTTTCTTTGTTTATTTTGTTTACTTGGTTTTTCAGCTCATTATATGTTTCACGTGAAATAACCAATCCATGTTCATTTTTAACGTAACGATAATTTTTTCTATCTTTGAAGATTTCAAGTTCCTGTATGTATTTATTAAATTCTTTTCTACTTGAAAAATCTGTTATATTTTTCTTTTCAATATCTATTGAAACATCATAAACCTTTTTTAATCGTTTTTGTTTACGCTTAACAGAAGTTTGTAATTTCTTTAATCGTGTAATATCCTTGTTTCTAACTGTAAATTTATGTGTTCTAGGCATGTATATCTTACCCCTTTAATTTCAATCAAAAAGCCTCTTTTTTCGATTGATGAATATGTTCTAATATCTGCTAAAATGTTTAAATTTAAATTTATTTTAAAGCGTTTTGATTGTGCATAATTTAATATATCACGTTCTTCTATGTAACGTTCTATAAATTTTCGTCTATATAATTCTGATGAAAACCAATATGTTACACCATTGATTTTTAGGCGGTATTCGCTTTCATACAGATTATAATATATCCCATTTCTGCTTTTCATATAATAAAAGGGAGGCATAGCCTCCCAACACCTCCTAGTCCATTTGTTCAAAAGCTAAACCGATAGTTAGAAATCTGTAACCTTTTCTTCCTTTCTTTTCCATGATTTTTAAAGGAATTGGATTTTCCCAAGTGTTAGGGAAACCAACAGTACCAAATAAATTAATCATAGATTGATTGATACCTTTTGAAATAGTTCCATATGTTTTTCCATTTTCATCAATGAACACGCAACGTGTCTGTCTTGTTTTTTCACCTGTATTTTCGTCTACCAATTCAACCTTATGAGCAACGAAATCTTTAATTTTGATAACTTGCCCTACAAAATCACGCAAACTATAATCAGTGTCATTCATTGCATTGAATACGATTGCTTTGCTTTCTGTTGTACCATCATCAGCAATACTTGTAAAAATTTCCTGATTAGCGTTACCGAACTCATTCACAACGCTTGTTTCTTCATTGTGTTGTAGTGCTACTTCCTGTTTAATTGTTTCCATTTTGTTTTCTGTCATTTTCTTTACCTCCAAATAGTTCTTTCTGTAATTCCATTGCAAGTTCTAATCGTACCATTGAGCAAGCAATAGCAACATCGGTTTTTCTGTTTCTTTAATTTCTTTTACGATTAAACGATTGTCAATATCGTTTAAGATTTTATGTAAGCTTTTTTCTGTTAATAAAATATGTGTCATGCTTATTCTTCCTTTTCTACTTCCTCTGCCATTTCAATGAATTTTTCTGTTTTCATGCGATATACTATTGAGAAATTATAGACATTAGTTACTACCACGTTCTTACCACTAAAATGTTTTTTGGCTACTTTGTCTGCTCTTTCTTTTGAGTATTCGCCTATTACTGTGAAGTCCTCTAATGGTACACCTGTAACGTTTCCGTTTTCGATTTTAATTTCCTTTGTTGAAATTGTTGTGAATTTTACTTTCTTTGAGATAAATTTATGCATTTTGTATGCTCCTTTCTGTGAGGGGTTGCCTCTATCTTGTACCTATCGTACAATAATATTATAGCATATTTATGTAAAAATGCAAGAATATAATTGTATTTTATGCATATTTTACATTATATCTTTATACATTCATTTATGGTATATTATGATTGTAAGGAGGTATATAAATATGGATAATGACGAAAGAAAACCATTGACGGTAGATGAGCATGAGGCTTTATTAATTCAGATTTCAAATGCTAACGGAAATGTTGCCAGCATGACAGAGGCACTTCAAAGCTTACGTGAAAATTATAATTTTACACGTGAAAGTTATGATAATAACGTATCAGAATTGCAAAGCATGAACGACCGCTATAAGGAATTAGAGCAGAAAAATTTAGATTTATTCATGCGTGTGTCTGCCGACAAGACAAAAGCAGACGAAAAAGAGAATATTGAAAAAGACGATACGGTTGAAGAATTATCTTACGATGATTTATTTGATGAAAGACAAGGAGGTTAGAAAATGACAGTAAAAGGAATGAGCAAGGCAACACCCGAACGAATTTTGAACACCATTCGAGCAAATGCAAGTGATGAGTATCAAAATAGAGTTCCTGTTGCTACACGTGATAATATCGCAGAAGTTGGGAACGCAATCACAAATTATGAACCAACTAGAAATGAGTTTTTAAATGCATTGATTAATCGTATCGGTATGGTTATTATTCAATCACGATTATACGAGAACCCTTTGAGAAGTTTTAAAAAAGGTATGTTAGAATTTGGGAAAGATATTGAGGAAGTTTTTGTTGAAATTGCAAAAGCACAGACATATGACCCTGAAACCGCAGAAACAGAGGTATTCAAAAGGGTTATTCCTGATGTTAAAACAATTTTCCATCGAATGAATAGACAAGACTTTTATAAGGTCACTATTTCTAATGACCAGTTAAGAACTGCTTTCCTTTCATATCGAGGCATTGAAGATTTAATAGGTCGAATTGTTGATAGTTTATACAGTGGGGATAACTATGATGAATTTTTGCTTATGAAAAATCTTATGAATGATTATGGGGCAAAAGGTCTATTTTACCCTATCACTGTTACCGAAGTAACAGATGAGGCAACCGCTAAAAAATTAACAGTCAATTTACGTTCTACTGCTAAGACATTAGGATTCATGAGCAATCAGTATAATGCACAAGGTGTGCATACATTTACACCTATCGAAGATATTGTTATTTTCATGACACCACAAACAGAGGCACTTATGGACGTTGAAAGTTTGGCACGTGCATTCAATTTAGAATATGCGGACTTCTTGGGTCGTGTTGTTATCGTGGATAATTTTGGGGGTCTGGAAAATGTACAGGCTTTGATGGTCGATAAGCAGTGGTTTATGGTATATGATACTTTCTTCAATTTCACAGAACAGTATAACGCACAAGGTTTATATTGGAATTATTTTTTCCATCACTGGCAAATTTTAAGCACTTCACAATTCGCAAATGCAATCGCATTTACAACCGAAACACCAAGCGTGACAAGTGTTACATTATCACCTAAAACTGCTACCGCAAGCAAAGGACAAAAAGTACAGTTGACCGCAACTGTTGTCGGCACAGGAATGGCAACCGAGACAGTTACTTGGACGGTTACAGGTACTAGTGATGTAAAATCAACAATCACTTCAAGTGGGGAATTATCCATTGCAAGTGATGAACCAAATACAGAATTGACGGTTACTGCTACATCAGTGTTTGATGGTTCTAAAAAAGATACCGCTACTATTACGGTTACTGATTAATGAATTTTACACCGAATACAGTGGTACATTTATTTAAAAATGTGCCACTTTCTTTAAATGAAAATAACCAATTATATTTTGATAGCATAACCGAACAAAATAACTACTTTGCTAGTCTAGACTTTAAAACATACACCGATTTTTCATACCAACGTAAAGAGCGTGACTATATAGCGGTAAATGGAAACGCAGAAACATTATACAATTATAATTATTTACGTTTCATGAATAGCAATTATGGGTCAAAATGGTTCTATGCATACATAACAGAAATTGAGTATAAAAACCCAAACACAACATGGATATATTATAAAATTGACCCTTTCCAAACATGGTTATTTGAAATCAATTTCAAACAATCATTTATAGAGCGTGAACATACTACACGATATATTAACGGTCAACCTGTTATAAATACGATTGATGAGGGGTTGAATTATGGAACAGAATATCAGATTGTAGAAGATACACATTATAGTAATTATGGTGATTGTGTTTTTATCTTGGTTACTGCTAAGGACTATTTACACAAACTTCCCAAGGGTTTAAATTATCCGTTTCCCGAAAACATTGGAAATATTCCACAAGGGTTATATAATTATATATTTCCTATTTCTTTAAACGGTTATAAAAGTTGGACTTATAATGGTTTTGCTTTGATGACTTTTGAGGAATTTTATGGAAAGATTGTAAATGATAAAAATTATGTGGGTAAAGTTGTATCATTAACATTATTGGACTATGTACCTTTAAATGTTACCGTTAATAATGAAAACGCAAATATTAGTATGGATAACGTAACACTTTATAATGCTCGTGGTGATTTAGGGTTGACGGGTTCTATATTATATGTAGGAGTTGGAGCGTTTTCCAATGGTTCAATTAATTGTGGTAACAAATACAATTCATTTCCAAATTATGAGGAAAGCAAGTTACTGATGTACCCATATTCTTACACGAAAGTGACCGATATGAGAGGGAATGAATTCGATATAAAAAACGAATACATTGACGGTCAGAACCTACAATTTTCTATACGTGGTTCGATAGCACCACAGAGCAAGTCAGCATATGAGGTTCAGAATTATAAAGGTCATACCAATTTACTAAGTGGAATTATTAATAATAATGTTTCTTCTATGGCAATCGTTGATGATTATACCGCAGCATACCTACAAGGAAATCAGAACACTCTTATTACAGGAGCAAGCGTTAATGCTATAAATTCAGTAGTTGGAACAATTGGAAATCTAGCAAGCGGAAACGTTGGAGGAGCATTGCAAAGTGGTGCAAGTGGATTTACGCAGATACTTTCATTGAATGCAAAGTTGAAAGATATTGATAACCACCCAAGCAATTTAAGAAATCAAGGAAATAACTACAACTTTGATTTTGCAAATAGATACACAGGAATACGTGTTATAAAATACACCGTTACAGAAGAATATCAACAAACACTTACAGACTATTTCAAAATGTTCGGGTACAAGGTCAATCGTGTAAAACTTCCTAATTTACACACAAGGCAATCATGGAACTATGTGAAAACGGTTGATTGTACGATTGTAGGTAATCTACCACAGGACGATTTAAATAGTATAAAAGAAATGTTTAATAAAGGTATAACCTTATGGCACAATCGTGATGTTGGAAATTATGGATTAAGCAATAATGAAATATAGGGAGGTGGAAACATGGGTAATCCTTTTAGAGTTCTAAACCATGATAACAATTTGTGTTTTAATGGAAAACATAATAATTGGTGGAGTGCGTACTCAAACAATGCTACTTTCATTGATTATTATACGAGATTAAAAGAATACGCTATAAATATGTTTGAATGGGTCAACCTCCCAGATACGGTTGATGAGCGTTTTCTTGAATTATGCTTATTCGAATATGGTTTTGCAGTTTTCTTCAAAAATAAAGATAATGGAGCATTAATGGCATTGAACAGTAGAATTGATGGAAGATTGAACGTGTACCGTGTACCGTTATATCGTACCGCATATGCAACCAACGGATTTCAACAAAATCTCACTATTGACGATAGCGTCCTTATCTTCAATAACTATCTAAGACAACCTACAACATTAACGATTGAATTATTTGCAAAACGATTATACGAAGTCCAACAGACAATTGATGTAAACATGAAATCACAGAAATTCACAACGATTTTCAAGTGTGCCGAAAATCAGAGATTAACTTTTAAAAATATCATGATGCAGTGGGATGGTAACGAGCCATTCATTTTCGGTGATAAAAATCTTGATACAAATAGTATCGAGGTTATAAATGCAAATGCCCCATACAATATCGATAAAATGGATATACATAAAAATATGGTATGGAATGAGGCAATGACATTTTTAGGGATTGAAAATGCAAACACAGACAAAAAGGAAAGATTGGTTGAAAATGAGGTTAGCGCAAATAATGGGCAAATTGAAGCGTCAAGATATATTATGTTAAATGCACGTAGACAGGCATGTAGGCAGATAAATAAAATGTTTGAAAAAGAACTAGGTGGTAAAAAAGTTTGGGTTCGTTTTAGAAAAACTAATCAAAACGAAAATCCAGACGAAGAAATGGTTAATGTTTCACGTGAAACAGAAGAAACAGAAATCAATGATAAGGGAGGAAGTGAACAACCGAATGAGTAACTATACAACCGAAGTTCGTTTCATTTGTGAGAGTTCACTTATGAATAGCGGAATTGATATTTCAAAAATGACAGTTGATGAAATCATAGACAATTCATTAGAAAAAGTATTTAATTTTGACTACCCTATTTTTGACGAAAGTTATAGAAAAACTTTAGAGCATAATATATTGAATTATTATTATACTCGTGAAATAGGACTTGAAACGGTACAATTATGGAAACAAAAATTAAATGCAAAATTAAATTTGATAATGCCTAAATACAATAAAATGTATGAAAGTGAGTTATATAAATTAGACCCTTTATCAAACAATTCAGAAATAGAAAATTTTGAACGTATCACACACGGAAGTTCTAATAGTGAAAGTCAATCTACATCACAGAGAACAGGAATAGGAACAACAGGAAACACAAGCAGTAATCTATATAGCGATACCCCACAAGGTAAACTTAGCGGTTTAGACTATGCTACATCATTAGAAGAAAATAAAAGTGATGGAACAACCGAAACAAAAGATAGTGGTAGTGGCGAAGTTACTGAAACGCAGAGCGTTAACAACACAGAAAATTATATTCGTAAAAAGACAGGCTTAATAGGCCAAAGCATTAGTGCAGAAATACAAAACTTTATTACAAATTTTAGGAGCATAGATATGATGATTATAGAAGAATTATATGACTTATTTATGCTCATATGGTAGGAGGTAAAATAATATGGAAGATTTTAACCCTAAAACAATAACACCTTTACATTTCTATTGTCAACACGTACTACCCTTAGTATATGATGAAAGCCTAAGTTATTATGAAACATTGTGTAAGATACAATATAAACTTAATGAGGTTATCAATGCACAAAACTATTTACAAGAGGCATTTGAACAAATGCTAGAATGGGTAAATACTCAATTAAAAGATTATGCAGAAGAAATATTAAATGATATGCTCGATAAAGGGCAGTTATTAGTTGAATTGAATTATATTGCAGAAACTAAAACGTTAAACATGATTTTTAGCAAGGTGGTGGAATAATGAACGAATTAGAAATTTTAAATATTAATAACGTGGACTATCCAATCAGAGATAAAAGTGCACAAGACCAATTAACACAAATCAAATCGAAACAGGTTGTAACTGATGTCGCATTAAAATCAACATATACACAGGAAACTAAAACATTAACTCTATCTCTTACGGTTACAAAAGGAGGGTTAATAAATGAATAAGTTTACGAATATAAACGACCAATATTTAATATGGGATTTATCCGCAATCCATTTTATGACTTCACAAGAAATGATTAATGATGTAAGTTTGTTCAATGGGAACATTATTAAAACAAGTGGTTATAGTATTATTAATGATGGTGGACAAGGTTTGTTTGTTATACAGAATGTGAAACCAAACACACCTTATTTACAATTAACAAATGGACTTTATGCAGTATTTCTATATCAACCTTTTTACGATTTAAAAGCATTCGGAATTGATGAGAATGAAGAAATAAGTGATAAATTTGTAACGATTGCAAATTGGTGTGCTACTAATAATATAACATTACAATTAACAAATGATTATATGGTAGACTTAACAAAAGGCTTAGTTCTTCCAAGCAATTTTCATTTGGTTGGCGATAATGAGCATAAATTATATGGAAAGACACCTTATAATTTAACTCATTATGGGATATTAAAAATAAGTAATGTTCATGACATTACTATAGAAAACTTAAATATTGATGGAGTTAAAAGTGGAAATCAAGCGTCTACAGGTGAATGGGGTCATTGTATATCAATATTAGATAATGCTTATAATATCGACATTAGAAACTGTCATTTATATAATGCATTTGGTGACGGGATAGAAATGGGTGGTGTTTCACATCATATTTCTGTAAAAGATTGTCATATTGAAAATTGTCGTCGACAAGGAATAAGCATTTTATCAAACTATGATGTTTTAATTGAAAATTTGAAAATTAATAACATTAGTGGTACACTGCCACAACACGCAATTGATATAGAACCGTTTGAAAATACCGCTTATATTGATAATATAATTATTAGAAATTTAGAGTGTACACAGTTAGCTGGTTGTATGATTGAGGTTAACTTAAACACAGGAATTAATACACGAGGAAATGTGTTGATTGAAAACTGTATTGTTACTAATTCACAAAGTGGTTTAGTTTTTAGAAATATTGGAAATGGTATGAATATTAAATGTAATAATATACATCAAGATAATGTATATTCATATAGTATTTTTATTGATAGAAGCGTTGGGGAATTAATTTTTGATAACATTTATTTAATTGATTGTGGGTATAAATACATGAATGGAAAAGGTGGAGTTGGTAGAATGGTACACTTAAATAGCCCTGTAAATAAAGTTATGATTAACAACATAAGAACATTATACAAAACAGGAACAAGACCCGAGTTTGATATGGTTATCAGCCCTAAAAATGAAACATATGATATTAAAGATATAAACATTATAGGCGATATTTATAATGTTTCTGGTTTATGGACATTAGATAACTCCATGATTAAAAATGGACAAACAAATACAAACAGTGTTGATACTCAAAAAATATCAACAACCCAAGCTTCTAATGTATTAATATTAAATTCAGCTACAGTTCATTTATCGCCCCCAAATTATCAATATACTACTAAAATTGGGCAAAAAATAATAATCGTTTTTAATGGAACTTCATTAAATCTAACAGGAACGTATGCAAGTGAAAAAACCGTAAGTAAAGGAGTTTATATTTTACAACTTATTAATGGTTTATGGTATTTATACTAGGAGGATTATTATGAATTGGAAAACAAAATTTGATATGCTAATAGCTTTCTTTGGTGGTATCATTTCATATCTTTTAGGGGGTTGGGATATAACCCTAACCACCCTAGCCATTTTTATGGTATTAGATTATATTACAGGAATGATTGCTAGTTTCATTGAAAAAACTTGGAACAGTGAAAAAGGTGCGGTAGGATTGATTAAAAAAGGTATAATCATTCTACTTGTGATTTTGGGTGTATTTTTAGATAGATTATTAACTGGCGATAAATGGGTTTTCAGAAGTGTAATATGTATGTTCTATATTGTAAATGAGGGATTGAGTGTTATTGAAAATTGCGGTCGCATTGGTTTGCCTATTCCCAATAAACTATTGGAGGCTTTGGAACAATTGCGTGAAGATAACAATAATACAGAGGTATGAAGAAATGCTGTGGATTGCAAGACCAGGTGGACTAACACAGGAAGAAATGGAAAACAACGCAGATATTGTTATCAATACATATAGAAGTATGGGTTTTGATGATAATACGATCGCAGGCATTCTTGGTAATATGCAAAATGAAAGTTCAGTAAACCCACAACGTGAAGAAGAGGGAGGTGGTGGCGGTTATGGTTTAGTTCAATGGACACCGAAAAGCGTATTAATCAATCACTGTAATACTTTAGGATTGAGTCCATATGATGATGGGGATATTCAATTACAGGTCATTCCTAGAGAAATCAGAAATGAAAGCGGAGTTGCAGAATGGTATACAACAGAGGCTTTCATAACACCATATTATGTTAGCGGAGCAACACCCGATATGATAGGTATTACAGGCGAGCAATTTCTAAGCAATGAAATGAATTGGACTGCCGATAAATTGGCTATTATGTTCATGGTCGGATATGAAAGACCAAGTTATGACCCTGAAACAAATCATGCAGAAAAACGAAAACAAGACGCATTGACATGGTTAGAATATATGGGTGGAGTTGTACCCCCTACCCCCACCCCTAGCGGAAGTGGAAAAGGTTTAATTAATTTATGGTTATGCAAAGCATTAACAGGAGGTTTATAATTATGAATATGTATGGTTTAGATTTAAGTGAACACAACGTAAATGTTGATTTCCAAGCATTGAAAGACAAAGGAAATAAGTTTGTGATTTTGCGATGCGGTTATGGTTCTGCCAATAACCAAAAAGATAAGAAATTTGAGTATTATTATGAACAAGCTAAAAAATACGGTTTTCATGTAGGTGCTTATATTTACGGTTACGCATTAGATACAAACGGAGCATTACAGGAGGCGAAAGCATGTCTTAAATGGTTAAAAGGAAAGCAGTTTGATATGCCTATCTATTATGATATGGAAGACGCGGACGGATACAAGAAAAGAAATGGAATGCCTAGCAATAGCATGTTATCAAAAATTTGTGAAACATTTTGCGACTACATGGAAGAGCATGGTTATTATGTAGGTATCTATGCGAGTGAAAGTTGGTTAGATAATCAGTTGAAAGAAGTCGTTAAAAAGAACAAGTTTGATTTATGGGTTGCAAATTGGGGTACGAATGACGGTACTTTACAATCAATTAAAAGCAACGAATATAAACTACATCAATTTACATCAATGTATAATGCAAATGGCAAAAGATATGATAGAAACGTATCTTATTATGACTATCCATCTTTATTAAAACAAAAAGGATTTAATGGTTACGCTAAAAACAATAAACCTACATCAAATCCAAGTAATATAAAGGTAGGCTCAAAAGTTAAGGTTACAAAACCAATCAATTATGAAAACGGTAAAACATTCGTTCTATATTATGATGTTTATGATGTAATACAAATTGATGGAAACCGTGTTGTTATTGGTATCGGTAGAACCGTAACAAGTGCTATTGATAAGAAATATTTAAAATTAGCTTAATTATATAATTTATGAAGTCATATCATGTATGACTTCATATGTGATATAATTAAGGAGGTATATTATGTATTACAGTGCAGACAGATTACTAACAATGAACGCATTATTTAATTTTGTTATTTCTAATCGTGGAGGAGGTAAAACATACGATTTTAAAAAGAGAGGTATAAAACGTTTTTTAAAACGTGGTTCACAATTCATTTATTTAAGACGATACAAGACAGAACTAAACACAATAGATAAGTTTTTTAATGATATAATCGCAAACAATGAGTTCCCTAATCATGAATTAAAGGTAAAAGGAAAGACATTTTATTGTGACGGTAAAGTGTGCGGATATGCGGTTACATTATCAACCGCCCTAACAATGAAATCAACCGCTTTTCCTTTGGTTGATTTAATAGGATTCGATGAGTTTATTATTGATAAAGGAGCGATACACTATCTTCCTAATGAAGTAACCGCATTTCTTGAAATGTATGAAACTATCGCACGTAGTAGGGATAATGTGCGTGTAATATTTATGGGTAACGCCATAAGTATAGTTAACCCCTACTTCTTCTATTGGAATATCCAACCAAACACCAACAAACGTTTTAATAAATACGGTCATATTGCAGTTGAAATATTCAAGGACGAGACATTTATACAGGAAAAGAAGAAAACAAAATTCGGACAAATCATTGACGGTACACCATACGGTGACTATGCAATGGAAAATGAATTTATAAACGATAATAATGATTTCATAGAAAAACGTAGTAAAAATTCAAAATTCCAATGTTGTGTATTTTTCAATAATAGATATATTGGTTTTTGGTATGATTTTTCAGAAGGTAAAATATACGCTAGTGAACGTTATGACCCTGACACTTCTTTTATGTTCTCAATTACAACAAAAGATTTTAAACCAAATATGCTATTAATTAACAATGCTAAAAAATCATACTATCTTTCAAACATTATTAATGCATTTCAAAAAGGCTACTTGTATTTTGAGAACCAACAAATTAAAAATTTATGTTACGATATTATGAGGATTTTAAAAATATAGATTTACTTTGTACTGTTTCTATGATATAATATTAGTGAAAGAAAGGAAGCGCTAAAAGCGCACAGGTACAGAAAATGACAGTAAACAGATTTGAAAAACTAAGAAAAGAAATGGAAAAAATTAATGTTGATATGTTCTATGATTTTGCTAACAAAAAAGTTGTATTAATTCATAAGAAATTCACTTCAAAATTTAATATCGAATTTTTAGAAAAGTTAAGCAATGATGATTTCATTAGAGCGGTAAACGTTCATATATCATGCGGAGGTATTAAATGATATTAAATATAACTAAAAGCACAAGCAACATAAAGAAATTAGAAATATGTTTTATTGGAAATAAAAGTGATTTATTACAATGTATAATCGCGTTAATTAAAATTTATTTTGAAGACTAACCCACTCCCCCACCTAATTTCCCAATGATTAATTGAAACACATTTTACATGATAGAAATGAAACGTGAAGGAAGTGTTTCGTTTGAATGGGGAAGAATGGTGGGGGAG